CTCTTGATTGAGTAAGTGTGAATTGAACTGTTTTATTTCCGCAATACGTTACATTGAATCCAATCAGTCTGTTCGCTCCTGTATTATTTGCGGATATAAGAGCTGATATATCTTGAGTTCCGTATCCTGAAGTAGCATAACCAGATACCCAGCTTACTCCGTACCCAAGGTTTACAAGGGAGATTGTCCATGGTATATCGCTAATTACTGTAAATAGGAATCTCAATACAGTACTCAAAGTCTTATTTACATTTAACGAATCTCTACTAAGTGAAAGTTTACAAGCTACTGATGAATTATCATTTGCAGCAAGTACATAATGATTTTGATGAGGATCATAAGCTCCCAATTTTTGTTTATTAGGATTGTCTCTCATTAAGTCTCTAAAGAAATCTTTCATTCCTGGATTGATTTCTTGGATTTGATTACCTCTAATGTTTAATACAGTCCCTCTTCTAGCGTCAGTACAGAAAATATCTTCTCCCCATAAAGCAAATGATTCAGGGTTTGAACTTATTCCATTCTCGTAAGGTAACGCTATTTGTGTCCCTAATACTTCTGGAATTGAAACTATTTGACCACCACCAACTGAATCTGAAAGCAAATTCTTACCATAAAGAACTGAACTTATCTTATCATACTGGAATACTAATAGATCGGTATCTCTTGCGTGTATTTTTTTAATTGGACCAAACTCTTTTGCTATATATTTAAAGTTAGCAATTGACAAGTTAAATTCATTTAATCGATCAATACTAGTGTTTATTCCAAATATCTCGCTATAACAGAGTGCATTTTCACTTATTTTACGTTTATACCCTTCAACTACTGCATTTGATCTTACGCTATATTCAATAACTCTTTCATTCCAATCATCAAGAAGTCTATTAGATTCTAATCCATTTCCAAATGACCATCCATTGAAATCACTATTTATTGTATTAGGGTTATTAATCTTTATAATAGCTGGAGATGTTGAATAGTTTGATTGATCAACGTCTGTAATACTATAAGAAACTCCACCAGGAGTTACAGGTCCGGGACCAGGAAAAGCAAAGTCAATAACTATATTATACGCATCTGGTACTTGAAGTATAGTATAAACTCCATTAGGGACGTAAGCCTGATTAGAAGCTGTTACATATATAGTTTCTCCTACATTAAATGTGTGAGGTATACTAGCAGATGTAGGCACGGTTGGAGCTACTGCTTGACCTAGATTTGTTTTCCCAGCAGCATAAGATGGTGCTGTGAAATCTTCATAAGCCCATAAAACTTTATGCAAACCATTTAATATAGGTCGAGTTCCAATAAGCTCGTGGAAAATTTCGCTATCGTTATCTTCTGGCTCTGTTTCGCATATAGTCGTAGTATCTTGTTGCTTTATACTAAAATCTACAACTATTTTTGATTGATCATAGTTAGTTAATCCATATGGACCAGGGTTGCCAGGTACAGACAAATTGTTAGGATCAACTGATGATTCTAACAACATCCTTACTGGATATATTAACGAATTACCTCCTGTTGTACTTCCTGTTTTTATTGTATTTGATTGAAAATCTGTATTATTTCCATGCACTAATGTCCAATCATATCCTCTTCTAAATCTTACATTTTTAGATCTTATATCACTTCCTGTTTGATCAATGTATGTAAATTCATTACATGATCCCGATTCGTACCACCACTCTTCTAAATTGACATAATCAGCAGGAGACGGAGCGAAAACCTGAAGACCAATCTGAGAGCTTGGGTTATACGTATCTTCTTTTATATTTAATGTAATTACAGCTCCTGTTTGTATAGGTATATCTGTATCTGTTTGTCCCGGATCTGATCCAGACCAATTAGCCCCCGGAACTATAGCTGTTCTACTTAGGTCTATATAATGACCATTATTTACAGAACCTCTACAATTAAGTACCCATCTATCTCCAATAGTTCCTGTGCTTGTAAATAAAATTTCAGCAAAACTTATAGTTGTTGTTCCATTTATAGGATATAGAGATATATTAGATCCAATATTCATGGACACGCCTGAAGCTTTTATTAAAGGTTCATCACTAAGTAGGCTATTGTCACTTGCTGCATCCCCCGACATAGAATATTTAAATGTACCTACTCCGTCTATTTCTATAATAACCCTTGAATCATGAAGGAATAGATAATTAGTGACAATTAATTGTAAAATGCCGCCATTACCTAACCCATAGTGAATTGGGTTTTCCATGTATTTCTCTAATTGTGGTGAAATAAGAAATGCAGGTGTTTTGTGAGATAAAGATCTGTCAACTATTCCTCCACCTATTCCTGTACTGTTATATGAAAAAGTTCCAGACGAATTAATTTCATTTTGAGAATCTACTTTAATTTTAAAATATAATCCCGGCAACTCAAAATTTGATGATCCAGATATAAAGTCTGCTTCTTGATTTTTTAATTCCAATACTTTGTACTTCTTGTTCGATAATGTAGGTCCTGATGCGTCTGCTTTGAATATTATATATCCACCGATTTTCACCTTATCTCTATCTGATTCATTTATCAAAAAGTATCTGTAATTTCCTTGCTTATAAAATAATATAGGGAACATATTATAATATTTACCCTTACTCTGTTTGATAACTAATCTATAACTAGTAGCCCAAGATGGAGGTTCATTTTTTATTTGCAACTTTAAACTATTCCCTGTAATAGAATTAGCTGGAGATACGTAAGTGGTATTATTTTCTGAAGTTAATACTGTTGTTGTTCTTCCATAATCGTCTAAATAAGTAATACCTACCTCATAATCTCTGTCTGACCTAAACGTTTGAATAGGTGTGTTTACGGGAGTTGACTCTGGTATATTACTTAATGAAAGGTCTATTTTTATAGCATCTCCATTGGATCTTGTTATGTCAAAAAATTGGGTGTAATTTCCATAAACTAATCTGTTCCCAGCTATAGTTTGACACTCTGCTAGTAACGGAACGTTATCAAAAATTCTATTTACTTGATCTGGAGTTAATACCGTATATATTTTATTATTTTTAAATCTAAATGATTGTGAAGTAAAATCAGCATATCCAAGTTTAGATTTATTAAATGATTCAATTATAGATATGTTTGAGTTTCTAGTGTCTCGCATTAATAATTGGACCTCAACTACATTTAGACCTCCTGTGTTGAAATAAATATCAGCTTGGTTATATTTATTCTTCATAGAAGCATTATTACCAGCTAAGAAATCTAACTCATATGTACTAGGCTTGAATCCAACTCCAGAAAATGGAGACATCGCACTATACTGATTATCAATGTATTTATATCTATACGAAAAATAAATAAATTTTTCCTCAATATTGTTTGACTGAGAATTATTTGAATCTATAGATAAAAATATTTTTGGACCAACAAGTGGAGGAGCAAGAATAACTTTCAAGTCGTCAAGCATTCTTGCATCATCTATATTATAAGATTTAGCTCTTGAAACCTTAATTTTTCTAGGTTCATTAAAATTATCAGTCCAATATAAAAATCCATTTATATAATTTATTCCAGTAACAACGTAGTCGTGACTAAAGTTAAGCTTACTAGCTGTTGTTGGTGTTGCTTTGTTTGATTGTAAAACCCTTGTAATAGTGTTGTTTAATTCACTATATTCAAAAATTCCATCAAAAGTATCGCCAGCTATTAAGTAATAAATTAAATTATCTCTTTCATATTTCACAGTACCTATATTTCTACAATTAGCTGTAGATCTACCAGTAACCGTTGCTAAATCTCCTATCTTAGTATTCCCTAAAGAGTTTTGACCTGCTCCGACATTAGACCCTTCAGAAGTGTCTACAGTCATATTTAAAGCATTTCTATAAGTCCCTGGTTGGATTAGTCTCTCATCAGAGTCTTTATCCATTCTGCCTTGAACAAAAGTATTTCCAAATTCCGCCATTTCTTATGCTTTAATTACTTTAGACTGACCTCTTAATGACATTAATAATCGAGAAGGATGTAAATTACTAAGTCTTATTTTAGTATTATTTAATTCAGCCTTTCTTTCTTTTTTAGCTCTTTCTTTTACATATTCTGGCACACCTCTTTTGTTACTTAGCAGTGACCATTTAACATGTTTATGAATAAAATCTTCAGCTAGTTTATTTATAACTACAGCTGAATCATCTCCATTTGCCATCCCGTCAGAAACATACTCTAAGACAACTAATCGATTAGCCATATTAGAGCTAAAATCTATAACCCCATTTTGTATTCTAAATGTTGGATTAACATTTGCATTCTCAGGTTCAAGTCCATACATTGCTCCAACTCTATATCCAAAGAACCAATCTCCATCACAATTCCATCCCCATTGACCGTTGAATGGTCCTAATCCATTGTAAAGTGTTTGAGTAGTTCTGGCAATATCTAAAGCTGAATCTCCAATAAGTATCTCTCCATTAACATCAAATAGAATGTTTTCGTTATTATCTTGAAGATACCCAAGAGCTGAATTAGCTTGTCTATTCTCTACTAAAGGTAATAATGTTCCATTTATATTTATAGATATTCTAACATAATTCACATAGTCAGAAGGAAGAATAAATTTCAAGTTAGTCCCAACTTCAAGCTCGATGGTTTTAAAAACCTTTAGAGCATCAAAATTTAATAGCTTAATGCCTTTTTTCATGTGAAATAATATCTCATGCCTAGCTACATTATTAAGCTCTTTATCATTTCCTACATACATCGTAGCGAAATCATTATAAGATTCTACTAAAGTTACATATTGGTATGATCCCCAATTAGCGTCTAACGGAATTGTTCCGTTATTCTCGTAATAATTATATGGAGTTATATATGCCATAATTATGCTTTTTCTTGATTATTTTGAACTTCATCTGATTTAGCTGCTTGAGCAACTTCTTCTTCTCTAACTGTTATCCCTGCGTAACCTAGTATTTTTATAATCAAATTATACTCTTCATTCAAAGGTAATTCAAAATCTTGATAATCTGTAGCACCTTGATCGAATAATGGCTCGCCCGCTGATAATGTTACATACGTCCATTTCGGATCTGCCGGATAACGAAGATAAACAACATTTACATTAGTTATTATTGTCGATGGATATATCCTTATTCCTTGAGTATCCAATGTATAAATAGGAAATAATAATGAAGGAGTGGTTGTAGATGAATTTAATAATGTTCTTAACGTACTGATTGGAACTTGTTCGATTTCTACTGCATCATTATAATAAATCTTTTCAATTCTATATGTTTTCGCTTCTACAGGAAAAGTTGGAACTGGTGCTTCACCAGGAACATAAAATTTTTGAGTAGTACCGTTATAATGTAAAACGGTAGGTGTAAGAAATCTATCTATAATTTCTCCAAGCTTAAATACAATATCTGAATACCCACTTCCATGAAGTCCAGCGTTTTGTTTAGCTAATGCAATGCTATAGTCGTAAAACAACTTTTCATATATTTCAATTTGAGCCTGCTTACTGTAAAGATTAAATTCCTCTGGAGATATATAACCTCTATTGTCTTTATTAACTATTGATAAGACTGTATTTCTAACGCTATTAATCATGCTTGTCGATTTTACACAAAGATAACATAAAAAAAGGCACTACAAACGCAGTGCCTTTTAATTTTATTTTACTGATTACAATTAAGCAATAGCAGTAGAGATAACAGCAACTCCTGTTGGTAATACAATAGGGAATACCGTTTTAGGCTTACTATTTACATCAATTGATTCGATTAATGCATTTTGAATAGCAGTTCTCATTGAAACTTCACCAGTAGCAAGAGTGCTGTGAGTAACAGTAAGTATATCAGCACCTGTACTTCCAGATCCGTAAGTAATTGTAGCTGTAGAAGTTGTTGCTTGCTGAACAACTAATGCTGAATCAACTGCTAAAATCTGATCAACCGTTACTGTAGCTGAATAAATTACAAACGCTTTAGCTGTTGGAACTACATCCGCACTCAAAGAAAGCACAGTGTTACTATCTACGGCTGTTACAGTACATGATACTGTGTCAGTTGTATTTTGAACAATATCACCAACTTTCACTGTAGTCAAAAAATCCTGTCCTGATTGAGTAAGTTTGTTAGCTGTTGATGCCGTTGATGTACCTGAGTCTACAACCGCAGCTAATGGTACTGAAATAAATTTTGTCATTTTTTCTTATTTTTATTAATTAATAAGTTGCAAATATACTAAATATTATGCAAACTTTTTTGCAAGAAATAAGTAGAAATCTTTACCGTCATTAGTCTTTAACCATGATGAAAGAACCTCAATCTTATCCCTGTCAAAAGGAACTGTTATTATTTTACTTTTGTTATCTTCTAAGTTGTAGAAAATATCTTTCTCTCCTCTAAATGTAACAAACTTTTTCTCAAAAGCCAATGCAGCAACATTACTTACATCTAAATCTGGATCGTCTAATATCTCTAAAAATTCTTCAGGACTTTCTCCTGCTAATGAAATTAAATTCATTCTTAATTCATCAGACGACATTTTCTCAATATTACCTTCTAAATGAACTCTTGCAATTGCTAACATTTTCTTATCCGATAGACTCAATACAGCACTCTTAGCTTTTAATTCTAATAATGACTCTTCAACTCTAGCTTTTGCGTCTGCCGCTGGATTATGCTCAAAAAAAGTTTTACCTCCATTAATAACATTCTCAGGGTGATGTAGTAAGAAGTATTGAACATTTGGATTATCAATTCCTGCTGAAAACTTTCCGTCTTCAAAATCAATTGGTTCAATTATAGCTGTTCCATCTTGATCATTTTCAAAAGGTGATGGGTGGTTTCTTGAATATCTTAAAGCTTCATTTGAATGATTGTCTTTATCAACAAATAATAGTCTTTTATCTTTTTTATCTCTAACCTGTAAAGAAAAACTTAACGGAGCTAATCCATCACAAAGGATATAATCTCTTTCTCTAGGCTCTTGTCTTGGTAGTAATTTTGCTCTTGTGTCTTTTACTTGTTCCATTATATTTGATTTAATTTAAATTACAAAAAAATATGGGGAATATTTCTACTCCCCATAAATAAGTGATATTATTTGAATGTCATGAAGTTATTCGCTCCTAACGTTACTAAACAACGCTCAGATAAATAATTAACTTCCATTGCATCCAAATCAGATGTTTGATTATCATCAGCACCTCCACCAGTGATCCAAGTTTTTAACTTTCGGTCAGTACGTGAATTAGCTCTGTATCTCATATGTAAGAAAGGACGAGTTACTTTAGAACCCATAACTTCATCATAAACTGATTTAGTCCCAGAAGGTACTAATAATCCAGATACTTTACCTCCGATTAAACCACCTCTAGTAGATGCATCGTTAAGATATTTCCAATCACATTTGTAGAAATCATAAGAACCTCTACGGAAATTAGTGAATCCTAATTTTAATCCCATCTCTTTGTTGTTGTCAAACATACCCCAAGAAGAACCTGTAGTAGATTGAGCAGCAAGCATGTCGTCAGTATCATTAGCAAATGATCTGTTTTGGTAGATTGCATTTTCAGCAATAGCACCATTTTTATCCAAGCGAGCAGTAACTAAATCCCAATCTCCTAATGTAGATGGATTCCCAGCAGACCAAACGTTACCTCTTGTAGCAACTGAATCAAAAAGACCAGAAGTTCCAGAAGAACCACCACCTAAATAAGTTTCAGCAGCAGAACCAGTAGCGGCAGGAATATGCTCAATCATCATCATTTCCAATTGATCTTCGTAACGAACACGAGTATCTGATTGAGATTTCAAGTACCATAAGAATCCAGTACCACCATCAGTTTGAACTTTAATCCATCCAATTTGAGCCATATCAGAACCAGACACGATAAATTTATCTTTAATGATAACTGGTTTAGTAGAGTATATAGATGTGTCAGAAGTATTGCCCCCAACCATTCCGCTTGATCCTTTTTGGAACTCAGAACCGTAAACGAATACAGTAATAGTTTCAGCAGCAGCGAATGGAGATGCAGATACAACAGTGTAATAAGCTACAGTAAATGTAGTTGATGTTACTGCTTTTACGATAGCTTTTGCTTCAGCTCCTAAAGAACCCGACATGAAAACTACTTGATTTAATCTCATATTACTTGTACCAGACGCTAAAGTGATAACTTCAGTACCAGCGGTATAAGTACCATGAGTACATAGTGTATATTTTGTGTGAAGTCTTGCTTCTTCACTCCATTTCACTAAATCTGATTCCAATGGAATTTCAGCTTTTAGATTTCTTAATGTAGATCCAATAGATCTATTTCCATATCTAGCAAATTCTTCTTCATGAATGTCAGGCATATATTGAGCCGTGAAGTCGAAGTTTGTAAGATAATTACTTGGTACTGCTACAGCAGTAGAACTTGGAGTTAATGAAAACCCTGGTACATTTAATCCCATTTTTATTTGTTTTTATTTGTTGATACTATTGATATTTAGTCCCACCAGTATTAGGATTGTAGAGTTCAACTTTGATACCTGAGTTATTTGCTTGTGACTGACTAGCCCCTCTAGTCATATCTATATTTTTAGATTCTTTTTCAAAACTTCCTACCTGATCTGCTTTACCTTGCTCATAAAAGAACTTAGCAAATTTTTCAGGGTCGTTAGCCACAGCCAATGCTCTATGGTAATCATTTGCGTTATTCAAGTTTCCTTCTCCGTCTAAGAATTTCCCAATGAATTTTCCTAGATCAGATTGTTGTTCTTTCATTGTTGCAACATCTCCTGGTTTATAAACGATGTCTTGATTCTCTCCTATTTTAAATCCGAAACCTTCAAATTTATCAGAAAATAATTCATTCGTTTTTTGACTAAAGACGCTAGAACGCTTTTGTTGATTCTCCTGCTCTCCTAAATTAGCAGTTTTTTGTTGCAAATAAGCTATATAAGATTCTTTCTCTTCAGCTGGAATGAAACTTTCACTTGACGCAAGTGGAGCTTTATATTTTTCCTTTTGAGTTTTGAAATAGTCTTTAGCTATTGCAATTTCTTTCTTTTGTTTAATTCCCTTCATTCTAATTTCTGCGTCTGTATCAATATCTTCATCAGAAGAAAATTCACTTAGCAAATGTTCGATGTCATCGTTATCCAGTTCTGGATTCATTTGCTTGTAATACTCAGCAAGAACTACATTCGGGTTCTCTTTTTCAAAGTCTCGATTGACTTTCATGTAATCATCTAGTCCACGACCTGTCTCTTTTTTAAATTTATAGAAACTTGCTACATCTTCAGGAAGCTCTTCCTGATTTTGCTCTGCTTTAGTTTCAAATAAAGCTTCTAAAGAGTCAGCTTCACGACCAAACTTATTTTTAATATATTCTAACGCACTATTGTCGTCTATTTCAAGTTTTACTTCGTTTTGTGACGTATCACTAGAAGTATTATCAGCGTTATTATCGGTGGTATTGTCACCTGTGCTTGTATCAGCTGTATCATTTGTTTCCGTAGTTTCGTTTGACGTTTCCACTATGTCGTTACCAAAATCATCGACTCTTGTTACTTTGATTTCCATTCTATTAGATTTAATTTAATTTTTACAAATTTAGTATTAATTTTTGAATTTTTAAAAAGAGAGATTATCGGGGGTCAAATTCTGAGAGATTAAACGAATCAAGTGAATCTTCATTCGATTCAAAGTCAATTGGAGCAGTATTATTTTTACGTTGATCAATCAACTTAGATTGCCTACTAGCTTCTTGATCTACTCGCTTATTTTTTGCTTCCTCTTTTTTATCATCTCTTTCAATTAATTTCTGATCGTCAGCACCTTTTAATTGCATTTGATACTCAAACTCTAATGCCATTAATTCTTTTTTAGCTTCAACTTCAGCTGCCATTTTAGCTATATCAGCTTGTGATTGAGCTTGAATTACAGCTATCTTAGTTTGTGATTGAGCTTGTAATTCTGCTTGCTTACTTTCTGCCGCTGCTTGTTGAGACTGCATATTAGCTTGCATCTGGTATTGAGCTTTCATTTGCTCCGCTTGTTCTAACTTCTTAGCTTTGTTTTTACGTTTAAGTTTAAGAAGTTCATTCGCTAACTTTAAGTTTCTTATATGTCTTAAATCAATAGCGTCTTCAAGATCGATTTGATCTCTACTTAATGCCATTTGGATATTAGCTTCCAATTGTGCTTTTTGTTCTTCGTCAGGTTCTAATTCGATGAACATTCCAAATGAATAAAGATATAGCTCTTTAATATCCTCAAGTATTGCTACATTGAATTTACCAATCTGCATTGCAAACTCTTCTTTAAAGTCTGAATGTTCAAGTATGTCAGAAATTCTTAATGAAAGTCCAACAGCTAAGTCTTTAGATATTTTAAGTCCTGCCTTTAATATATGATTAGTAGCTGTATTACTGCTTAATGCTGCTAATTTTTGAACTCCGACTAATGCATCAGGATTTGGAGTTGATCCATCTCTAATCTCATTTACTCCGACACAATCTCTTAACATATTTAAAAGATTCTGATAATCTCCCCAAAGAGCTGACATCTTAGACTGACCACTGTTTGAAGTAAGCTCTTGAATTGGGATTTTAGCATTGTTATATTCTCCATCAGTAGTCTGACTTCTACCAATAACACTACCTGTTTGGAAATAAAGTTTTAACGCTTCTTCTGGTCCATATGCTGCTCCAGTTCCTAAGTCAACTTCATTAAGTCCGTCTGCATCAATAAATACTCCGTCAGGAACTATTCTTGACTTGACTTGTTGCATTTTAATAGCTGTCAATTGAAGTTGATCTCCAATTGGAATCATTCGTTTTGTGCTAGATTCAATAACTCCCATATACATTTGAGGAGCGTTGAATACATAACTAGGTAAAACTCTTTGAGACGCAGCTTTGGGGCGAACCATATTTTTAAGAAGTTCCCATTTCAAAACGATATTGCTTCCTAAAACGATTGCTCCGTCATACCATACGTCGATTACATTGTCTACTCTTTCAAATAGATCAGCATCTTCTTTTGATGGGTTGAAATTACCTTCTTTCCTTAGTATTTTAGAACCTCCATTTGCAAGTTTCTTTTTCTTGTAAACGTGTTTGCTTTCAGTCTTGTAATTGAAATAAAGTATATTTACTATTTCATCATTAAATGCTGAATCATTTACATTATTGTAAGCTGGGAAATGATTTATCCATGCTGAGCCATACTGCTTTGCTTCTAATAATTCAGTATCTGTAAGGTTTGGATTTATTTTACGTAGCTCAGTATAATGCACTTGTTTAACTTCTCCAAAGTAAAAACCGTCATTGAAATCACCAGCTTTAGTTTGACTCCATACGCAATCTGCCGGATCGACATACTCGACTATTGCTCCTACTGAAGTATTGAAAGAATGTTTTACCGCCCCAATGCCAATAGTCACTAAGTCATAATTTACTTTAGGTTTGATGTAATCTTTATAATTACTTCCTTCAAGTATAGAGTCAATTGCTGTTTCTTCAGCTATTTCAATTGATGGTTTATATTTAAGTTGCATATACAACTCAAGCTCTTCATCTGTTTCTGGAATTTCGTCATGAGGAATGCTGTTAATATCTACCCCGAATTGCTCTTTTGTTTGAGCCATAAAATCTTTTGAAGCCATATCGACTTCCACCATATCTTGAAAAAGATTCTTCTTCTCTGCTGACATAATGTCTTGAGATTCAACTTTTATCTTGTAAAGACGGTCATTCATTCCATTTGTAAGAACATCTACAAATTTTGGAATCACTTTTATAATAGACCAATCTAAATTTAAGTGAGACATATCCCCATTGACGGCAAGTAAGTTTTTATACTGCTGAATTGATTGTTCCCCTCTTGCGTACAATCTTGTGTTGTGGAAATCGCTATATTGGTTGTAAAATTTACATCCACCACCAGTCTGTCTAAACCATTCACTTTCAATAGCTCTTCCAACCTTCAACCCGTAAGCTAGTGTTTTCTTTTCTTCGTCAGTTGCGAATTGATCAGGAAATGATAAATTCTTTATATCGATAATTGGTTTCTCCATTATTTATTCAATTGACTGCTGTTTCCATCATTGTTGTATCTTGCAAATTTAATAATATTTTTCGGTTTTTTTACTTCACTAGCAACAATATGTTTTCTAGTAGCCATAATGGCTAATCCAGAGCTGATTGATGCGTCATATTTGGTCCTATTATTTATATCAAATGCAGCCCAATCTTCTAGTGTTCTATTGAAAAACATATCCCCCATACTGCCTGCTTCTCTATAGTGACCCACCTCGTCAATACCTACAAACTCATGTACGAATGATTCGATAGATGATGCGTGAGCTTGCTTCATGTCTTCAGAACTATTTGGAACTCCGCCAATTTCTCTTTCAGAGACAGATAAGTCAGTGAATTTTTTATCAGGTCTGTTCATAGCGAATTTTCTATATCCTCTATTTTTAAAGTGATAAAGTAAACGAGCCTTATTATTTTCAGCAAGCATTGGCATACCGTAAAACACACAAGCCATCAAAACTTCTTCAAACATTATATCAGCAGTTAACGGTCTATGCACATACTCAAGGAAAAACTGTCCTACAGGTGCGTTACTCATGTGCCACTTAGTTCTACCGTGTAAAGCTCCCTTTGATCCGCCACCTCCAACAACTCCTGAAATATCATAAGAGTCACATCCAAATGCTCCAATATGCTCATTACCTGGATGCCATTGACCATTTACATTTACCTTATTATTTCTCATCTCTATCGGAGGAAGCCACGAAACTAAGAACGGTCCGTTTTTATCTGGAGTCCATACAACCTCTGAATCTAATACCCCGTCTTTCCAATGGAAGTATCCCTTTGTAAGAAATTTTTCTTTAACTAAGGAGTCATTGTAATCTATTTGTGCGTATATCTTTGTTAAATCAAATAAAGACTGCTTTGCTTCATCTCTGAATGCGTGAGATGTTGTCCTTGGATACTGTCTGTAATGCTCATTTTGATCATCTGCATCACCTTTTTTAGCTTCAAGTTCATTGTTCCAATAAGTAATAGCTCCAGTATCTATCATCTCACCATCAATGCCTTCTATCGGGACTCTAGGATCTTCAATTACTGCATGACCAAATCTATCGATACACCCTTCAAAGTTATGCTCCATTGGGATAAAAAGTGAATATAACCCACTCTTAGTTTGTCCGTTCTTACTTCTTTTTCTTGGATCTGAATCTAAATACATTTGCTTGTAGTTAGCTCCTCCTTTTGCTAATGCATTAAGTGTTGATCCCATCATACATTTACCAATAATTTTTAAACCTAACCTAAGGCAAGTTTTTCTTACTCTCCAACCATTAAGAATGTTGAATGGTTTTTCTAATTTTCCAGACTCATCCTCTATAAGTAATTTTAATTTCTCCCCATCATAGGCGTTGTCCGATGTGTTAGACCAGTCAATTGATGTATTAAGACCTTCCTCTTCATCAATTGAATCTAATACCATATTCTTTTTAGTAATTTTTGAAGATGGTATTCTAAATGCTAGTTCAGTTTTAGGATTCGTAGTACCATCTCTAATTGGAGCGAAGAAAAATGGATAGTTATTCATAATTGGAACAACTTTGTCAGTAAACATTATTTTGGCATCACCCCCAGTTTTTGAACATATTCCAATTCTTGAATCTGATAATGAACTACCTATATTATTTACTTCAGAAGATGCCATATAAGAGAATCCAGAACGTCTATTCTTAACGTAGCATAATCCATAACATCTATTGTCAGCTTTACATGCTTCCCAATAAATAAAAAAAATACGATTTGAATCACGAAAATCAGGAAGTCCAATATCGATTTTAGACCATTGAAGGTACATGTAGTGAGACCCAGTAAGGTAGGTGGCTTCTCCTTTGTTATTAAAGAAATGACCAAACTCTCTGTTGCGGTATTCCTCTTCTATAAACGGAACGTATTTATGTTTAAAAGCATTATCCATTCGTTCCCAGTCGAATATCTTCTTTAATCTGGAAAGTTCTTTAGGGTATTCTTTAGGTTTCCAATAGGCTAGTTCGTCCTTTAGTTTTAATCCGCTAGGAGCTTCAGGAAGTCCGATATGTAATCCTTCTATTTCATAAATATCTCCAACTGTTCCATCTTTTGAAATAACTATAAGGTCACACTCAGCATCATACCCGTACTTCCATTGCTTTTTCTTATTACGTAAATTCATCTTTGACCGATCTACGTAATCATAAGCTACTCGATATAATGCGTTATCTTTAGACATTTTTCTTAGCGTTTGATTCAGCAAATCTTCCTGATGGAATTTCTTTTCCTTTATGCAGTTCAGCTTCTTCAGCTTTATCTTTCTCATTAGAAATTTTATCAAGCATCTCGATAGCGTCTATAAAAGCCAACTTTTTTGCTTGTGCTGCATTCTTCATTTTCTCAGCTGAAATATCAGATCTATTAACTAGGATTGGTGCTTCAAGTATTTTTATTAATTCATCCACTCCCTTTTCAGCAGCAGCGATTAATCTAGCTCGTTTTACTTTTAAATCTTCAGACATAAATTTCTAATATTCATTCTAAATAATCTTCTTTTATCTATAAAAAATTCATACTCCATCTCAGGTTGAAATGAAATTGAATCTCCTTTTTTTATTTTTCCATCCTTGGATTCAGGAATATATTCTACCGTTCCCCAAAGTTCTTCATCAACTCCTAAAGTCATGAATTGTTTTTGCTGTTTCTCAATTGGAGAAATAAAACAATACGGAAATGGAGCTTCCCAATCTGTAGCTTCAGGCTTCTTATATAGGTAAAATTGCTCTGAGTCAATCAGATAGATATTATCTTTATATTTTGACCAGGAGCTACGTTCTTCACCTTGCATACCGTAATATATTCTAAAGACGTTATGATGAACTACAAGTACATCTCCTTTTGAAATTGGACCATCGTAATACATCGGGACTTCAAGTACGGTAGCAAATCTATTGACTGCTTTATGATCTTCAATCGAAGAGCTAGTCACTAATTTTTTATCTCCGAACTTGATTACGTTGTCATATCTGACATCATTAAGAGGAGATACTATAAAATAATATGGTGATACCATTAAATATCTATTGAATGTTCAACACTAACTGGCATTGTTTTAGAAATTGTTTTCCATCTGACAACTGCTTCGTTTTTTAGAATCCAAATATCATATCCTTCTTTACTCTTAAGTATTTCACTTACTGAGAAAGTTTGATCCATTACATTTTGACCAACTACATAATGCATTTGCTTGAATGGGTCTGAACCTACGGATAGTTTTCTGATACTCATGATAGTTGTCCGGTGGTAAGATTAACTTTTCCTTCTCCATACTTTTCTTTGACTTTATCCATTAATTCTTGGACTTCGTGCTCATGTTCTGAAAAGTTAGATAGTGCCATTTGCCTGCGAGTTTTTAATTTCTCTTCTGCAATAGTTACTGATGCTATCTCTAATTTTGAGTTGTAGTATAGTTCGTGAGCTTTCGATAGTTCGATCAGTTCTTCTGCTGTTACTTTTTTTGACATTTTAATTAAATTTGAATTTTAACAAATATACAACTTAGTTTATATAAAAACAAAAAGCCGACAATAATGCCAGCTTTAATGTTAATGCAAATATAGTAATTAAATTACATTAATTATCTTTATCCATGTGTTTGTTAATAATCCATTTGTAGCTGTAGCTATCAATGTCCCAGCACTTACACTAGCTAGTGTAGTAGCTATTCTAATTGTATTGTTGTCTATTTTTAATAAAGTAACTTCAATAAATCTATCTCCAGATCCATTAGATCCTACAATAAGAACTGGAATTCCTGTAAAAGCTGACGCTCCAACTGCTTGGTACGCTCCATTCCCAATATATGACCAAGTAAGTGCTCCCATTGGATTTAATCCTAATGTTGTAACTATTGGTGCGTTAGTAGATGTCTGGGTTATTATTGCGTTATAATATACTTCAACACCTGATGAAGCATCTAAATTTAATATATCTAAAGTAGTGATATTTTTTGTTTTTCCAGTAACTCCGTCAGAGCATATTATCTTATCAGTAAGTTTTGCAGCTGGTGAAGTTGCGTAATTTTTTATTTGCATAATTTAAAAGCTTTTTAAGATAATTACTGTTAACGGTCTCTTATTCATGAATTTCATCCAAGCGTCAAATTGTTTTAATACATTGCGAACCAGGCAAGCTAATGACCAGTCGTTTATAAACGTAGAATTAACTCCTGCATGATGACAATTTGCTCCAATTATATTATTATGAATAGTACCTATTTCTTCAGCTTTGTCGTTTAGATTATTGTCTCTATAGTATGGGTAAGGTTTGTTCTGAGTGTAAGCTGGGTATTTGCCTTTATGTAAGCCATATTTGTGAGAATCATAAACTACTATATCTGACTTTAATACACCGCAACCTTCAGAATTATATTTCTTAAATTCTTTCAATCCAGTTAATCCTGCATTTGACGTTCCGGTGCAAACCATTATAAATTTAGGTTTTATACCATTTGAAGTGCATTCAAATGTATAAACCTTATCATCAAATACATTTGGATTATCGGATATGTTTCTTATCCAAATATCATATACGCCAATTTTCCATCCTGTAAATGTAGGTAGGCTTTCAACATGCTCTAGTATTTCTTTATTTGTATAATTTCTTAATAATATCATTATGAAAAATTTTGTCTATTGTTTATATCGTCGTCTATTTTTTTAAGTATTATAACAATTAATCCTACGATTATAATACTTAACAAGGCAAATAACGAACTCATACTGTCTTTTTTGCGTGATAAACGGCCTTACCACTGAATACAACCGCACCAATCGACAAGGCAATTATACCAATTGGATTAACAACTAATCCAGTAGCTAAAACAGTTGCACAAATGATCCCTATTTTGGTGCAAAAAATACCATCTATCTTATCTTTTAGTGGCGTTTCTTTTCTTATTTTATCAATTAATTTCATATTATTTTTTTTTAGATTTGAAATAGTATTGGAAAAAAAATGTAAAAAACTTTGGTATATTCTCTATAAAAGATACAGCTATTTTTGCAAATGATAATTCCAACGTATCAAGAATTAATAAACTTATTTGACCAATTACAATAGCTAAAAATACTTGCGCTTGAGTATTTTCACTTATCCAACTTAACCAATGCACAACAAAACCAAGTATACCCCATGTAACTAAAGCACCTCTCCAAAAAGCTTTAAATAAACAAATTAAAAATTGATGCCAACTCATTTTATTTTCTTTATTCTTTTTAATTGCGCTATTAATTGCGCTTGCACCTCCAATACCTGCAACTATCATTTCTATTCTATCGTTCATTTTTACTATTAATTGATTTTACAAATTCAAAAATTACTATAACTATAGGTGTAAATATAACCAATAAGTCTATATAATGAAAATTTGCATCGTGGTAAATTAGTCGGTCAATTATATCTTCAGTAATAAAAGATAGTAAAGTATTAATTAAATATGATTCTAAACGCTCATTTTTACTAGTGAATTTATAAGCTAACAAAGCAAATAATCCAAAACAAGAAATAAATGCAAGTCTATAAATCCAATAGTTATTTTGTTGCTCAATAGTTTCAGTTATTGGAACTATATGGGAAGCTAATAAATGACTAAAGCAATAGAAAAATATTGATATTAATACTAAAGTAGATTTCATTTTACTGGGTTACCTGGTTTAGTTGGGTTTGGATTAACTGTATCAGCTGATCTAGTTTTAGGATTGCTTTTAACCGTTACTTTTTTTGTAATTTTTGCTTTCATAACTTTTATATTTGGTTTATTCTTTTTTTCCATCCTTCAAGTAGAATTTTAGTATTGCAATCTACAGGTAAATAACCTTGACTGTCTATCCATTCTAAACAATGTGAAAATGACTCTGAACAAATTTCTTTCTCGTCTTCATTTTTAACAGCTTCTAATTTATCTTTATTACCTAATAATTTAGAAATTATATGTCTTGGGTAACGTAAAATAAATAATCTATAATCATAAGGAGTTTCATCAATATGATCATATATATTTTGCTTAACATTCTTATAAGTTACAGGTATTTCAAACTCATCGTACTTATAATTATATTTTTTTAACCATGTACTATATTTTCTTATCCTAAATCCATCGCTTTGGGAATCCGCAATAAATACTTGACCACCCGCAACAACTTTAAAAGCTACATGAGTAATTTTAGATTGTGTAAATAAAGTTATCGCCTTACTTATTGGAGAATTTCCATAGCAAATTAATGCTGTAATTTCGTCTTTCATTTTTTAAATAATCTTATTATACATATAATTGGAAATACAATTAATACAATTGCAATCGCTAAAAAGTCAAATGGATGCTTAACAACTTGTCCCCATATCGTAATTAATGCGATCAATTGATTTTAAACATTATCGACATTTTAATGTTCTGAAACAATTCTGAAAGTTTATGAAACAACTCAATATTTTCAGTTGAAATAGTCGTACAGTTAATCGTTAAATCATTATTGAATATCAATATACTTCCATTTGTAAAAGTTGCCTTTATAGTGTTAATAGGATTCGTATAAATTTCTTCAAAGATTGTTCTAAGTTCAATTATGTCGTCCCATAATCCTAGATCGAAAACTGTTAAATCGTTCAATGTAGATGTACAAGTATTATTCATGTAATCAACGTTTATTTCATTAATAATTGATTTTATAGTTCTCCAATGTATATTAGTACTAATATATTCTTTTGCAGTATGTTGAGTATATGTTATAATACTCTCGCCTTCAACAATAAATTCAAGACCATCTCTAGATATTATTATATTATCCTTTGTATTTAAAGTATTTGAAAAATCAAAAGTATTCAATTCACTTATATTTTTAAAATCGTACCCCATTTTTATCCGTTTAAAGTTTTTCCAGCACCTCCATTGTGCAAATATAAATGATCATCAGCTGTTAGTAAACCTTGATAAAACCCAAATTCATCAACTTTGCCGTCGTCATGAGCGAATTTAACACCATCTGATAGACACCCAAAATTAACATAATTTGATCCAGATATAGTAGGAGTACAGGCTGTTAATACAGTATTACTTACTACACCATTTATATATAATTCAACACTTATACCTTTCTTGTAAGTCACTCCAACTGTGTTCCAAGAATTAACATTAAGTAAAGATGTTGTTTGGGGTATACTAATAGCACCCGAAGGCCCATTTATAAAAAATTGAAAAGGATATCCGCCTACAATATCGTAATAGAAAATACAACCCTTACCAGTATTAAGCCAATAACTCCAAGGTGAGTGACTTAATAATCCTGCTATGTAATAATATTGAAAAACAATACTAAAATCTTGATCAACTTCATTTGTAAATGTGCTAAATCCTAGATCTACCGAATCATTTAAACCGTCAAAACTTACACAATCGTTTATCCTTCCAGTTGCATATCCAACACCTCCAATACCAGTTCCATTAAACGAGCCAACAGAATCGGTAAATGTATTGTCAAATTTCCAAAAATGCGTACATATCCCCCAAGGGAAAGTATAAGCTGGTGAGCTTTGTATTAAACTTCTATAATAACTCATATTAAGCTGGTTTAGTTATCCAATATTCAACGCGTGTTCCTGAAACCCATTCAGCAAATATAACGTTTAATACTCCATTAGTATAAGTCCCTGTTCCCATTTTAACCCATCCAGCAGGATATGTTGGCTCAACCGCTTTGTTATGGTAAATCTTTTGAATATATCCTATTTTTGCGTTTGTTAAATCGTCTGTTAAATTTGCTGTTGATGGAGTTCCAAAAGTATTCCAAATAACAGGAACTTCAAAACTAATAACTGACCCTGTAGAAGCAACCGTTTTACGGGGAAAAACAGTATCAAAATAAGAAAGTAAATAAACTTTTATATTTGCCCATGAAAATTTCTTCACCGTTGTACTTGCTGGATCAGTAACTTGAATCATCATCGTATCTAATGGAGCAGGAGAAATAGTAAGAGCGTCTATAAATGTTTGCTCCGTTGTTGCCGTTATAGTTGCTGTAAATGCAATATTACCTGTTGTTCCTATTAGTAAGTTAGTAAGCGTTTTAGTGTCTTGTTGAAATATAGATCCTTTAAATGTTCCTTGATATACTTCCCATAGTCTAGGATAAAATGATCCAGCAGCATAGGTAATTCTTCTCAATAACCATTTAGTACTTGCTGAACCTAATTTTAGTAATATGTAGTCTCCATTCTTTGTAGCGTCAGATTGATCTTTAACTAAGATTGTCATATTAATAAAAGGAGCAACACCGCTAATCGTAGGGAAAGCCCCATTAGTAGTTGCTGCATATGTAGCTAAATACCCTGGATATGTTGCGTTAGTTGTTCCTGATGTGTAAGTAGGTGAATTTGGAAGTACAGCTGTTGTTACTGTATCTACAAATCCTAATTGAGCTGTTGTAGTAATTGGTGCTGGAATGCTTCCGTAGACAATACTGTCAGTCCCTATAACTGGATCTACTGTGCTTTGAAGGAAATATTTATTAGCATTTATAGTCCCTTCAATAACATTTACTTGAGATGGATAAATTTCAGCTGTTTCATCGTAAGTAGTTAGTCTGGTAAGCACAAACTTAACTCCTGCCGAACCTAAAGTGGTTACTTCATAAAGTCCATTCTGGAGTTGTGCGGCTTGATCTTTTACTAAAACTGTATCCTCAGCAGCCATTGTTACTCCATCGATATTAGCTAAAGCTCCATTAGTAGATTTAGTTAACGTTCCTGCTCCATTATCGTAAACACAAGTAGCTAATGCAGCTGTTGTAGCAACCCTACTATAAAAGGTAGTACTAGTTGTAGATCCTGAAGTCCCTGAAGCAGCATTTGTCCATGTAGATGTTACCGAATCCCAAACTAATGAATCGCCAGACTGAGGATTGTAAACACTTGAATCTTCAGCTTCAGATATTGATAGATTATCTAAATTCATAATTACTTACTTAAAATCATTGAAAAAATTCCTGTCGATCCACCTGATACATATTGAATTTTCATATATCTAGCAGAGAAATGATCGCTATAAATCATTCTGTCTTTTGATACCGTAATATCAACATTTGTAGCTGAAGTACTTAATGGATGATATTCTCCAGCTAATGAATTAGAATGTAATATAGTTACAGTCGGTAACCCTGGGGTAACTCCTGCATATCCTTCAATATCTAATGACCATTCAACTGTTGATGGAAACTCAATTGCTTCAGATGTAAATGATGTCGCAGCGTTCCAATCTGTTACATCAACATAAGCTGCTGATGTTAAAACTTGCGGAGTTATGAATTTTTTCTGTTTTAACATGATCTATATTTTTAACAAAGATAACAATTTATTTCTTACTTCCTCTCGCACGAACATCTCCTGGTGAATCAGTTTTGCTTCCTCTATTTACAGAAGCTTTTTTTAATGTCAATCCACTCTTAGTGTGAGCTACATCTTTGCCATCTCCAACTCGTGATTTTCCAGCTTTATGATTGGCTAAATTCTTTTTATTTAATTCAACTCGCTTTTTTACTTGCTCTGGTTTCTTGTTGTATTTAGCCTGATAAGCTCTATGCTTCTCCGCTGCTTTCGGACTCGATGCGTAAAACAGTGCCGTCTTTCCCTTTGCTGCCATATGGTATTAATTTATTTAATTTCTCTTGTCTTTCTGCACATCCGCAATCAACTCCTAATGCTTCAGAAGCCATTGAAACGGCATAAGCGATACCAGTCCGTTCAGTCAAGAATGCTATAGTATCGCCCAGCCCTTTTTGTTTCTTAATGACCTGAATCATTTCTTTTTAATAGTCATCTTCCTTTCCATCGCTCTTTGCTTCGGTCCTTCAGATTTTTCATGTTTCTTCATAGCTACCTTACTTGCGTATTTTTCACCTGTCTTTTTTTCGATTACTACTTTTTTCTTGATTGCCATTTATATTTATTTTAATTATTTTTTATTTAATTTCGGTTATTACAAAATTCATGTCAGTTACTGTAATATTTTGCGACGAAGTATTGTTTGAGCAATGTATCTCTAGATAGTCTCCGTTCGAATGACTTACAACGCAATTAAAAGATATATTTTCGGATCTTCCACCGCCATTTGAGGTGGATTTAGTTCTTGATGGTGTCCTAATTGCTCCTAGCTTTGAATCATAAAAACCAAACTCGCACACGTGATTAGATCCTGAAGTGAACGATACAGAGCAAGAGATTAAATATTTACGACTTATTGTAGCGTTATTTGTTAACCTATTATTAGTCATTGTATACTTACTATTGTCCGCACTTGCTGTTGTTGTTCCTAGCACTTTGTAAAATGTATTAGATGCACTTATAACAGTCGCAGTCGCGTTGTTTTGCATATACAATTGACCATTCACGGCAGTATTTGTAATACCTACACAAGCCGTGTAGAGTGCCTTATTACTTGTTTCGGTTACGCCGGTTAAATAAGTACCACCTCCTGAGAAGTTGACGGTATCTAAAATATATCTTTCATCTGAAATAGTAGCCGAACTACTTACATTTATACCTATTTCACCACTTAAACAAACGAATGAAGAGTAAATGATTCTAAAACGTCTGGTAATGTTTGCAGTCGCTGAAATTATTATAGTTGTTTGTCCCGTAACACCATCAAACAAAGTACCGTTAAATCCTATTGTTCCAATCGTTCCATCTAAGGTAATATTAGCAGAGTTTAAAAAAGCAGAACTTTCTATAATTACGTTTGAATAGTCTTTTATCGTTCCAACAGTTGCACAATCTAAAAAATTTACACCGTTCCAATCTAATGCCGTAGTAGTTCCGTCACCATCTAAATTAAATACCGTTCCGCTTGTAAATGATATATTTCTAATTGGTAAAGAATAAACCGAAGTAATTAAAGCAGTCGAAGCACTTAACCCCGTAGACGTTAATAAACAGTTTTCGGAACTTGCACCGAGTATAACAGTATTTGCACCGCAAACAATCCTACCACCTAACAAATCAATAGTAGTGGTAAAGTAGTAAGTTATATTTGCTAGTAAAGTATAAACAGTTGAAACTGGAGCAGGTAAATCAGAAATAGAATTAACAAAAATAAAGTTATTATTAATGTTAGATATATTTGACCACACACCATCATCCTTTAAAAATTTTGTTCCGTCCGACGTTCCAGTACCTAGATTTTCAGTATGTATGGTTTCATTCTTTCCGAATGGAATGATTTTACCTAATACATTTTTTAATGGTCTGCCAAATATCATATTGCAAATATAATAAATAATCCATAATTTTGAAACATGCAAATAAAAAAACATAGAACTAGAGAAGAGAACGAAGCCCTTCTTAAAGAAAGAAAAAAGATAGTTCATGATACGTCTTCAATGGTCGAGCCAAGAAAAAGAGAAAGGATTCAAAGATTTGCTCCAATAAATGATATTTTAAAATACTATCGAGTTGTAAGATTCTACACCATGAAAAAGTATCAAATATCTCACTTTGATTTAGAATTTCTATTCTTCTTTTATTCAGAACAATTATTCAGTAGAAAAGAATTAATGAAAGTGTCTTCTGTATATGGATTTAATGATGAAAAATTTAGAGGTCTTTATAAAGATGGTTGGTTCATAAAATGGAGAGAACATGCTGGAGGTCGTCAAGCAGCTCTATACGAACTTTCTCACAAAGCTAAAATGATGATAGCTGACTTCTATAAACATTTAGACGGAACATTACCTATTCCTACAAATGAAGATGGCTGCTGTATATTTAATAAAGCAGCCATCAAAAGTGAAAAATTACTAGCTGATCATATTGTTTTAATGAACAGCAAAAATAAAGCTAAAGTACAAGAGCAAGATCTCGTTGAGAAATCAACCTTAAAGTTTCGCCGGAAATCGTAAGGTTATGTCCCTGAATACTATCGAATATAATTTTCGATCCCACTTCAAGTTTGTCTTTATATTCAACAGCGTGACCCACTAAAACAATCTCGGCTTCCTTCCAATTGTTCGATGCCTTCTTTGCGTCCGTCTGTTGGAATTGACCTTTAACTCGTTCGACTTTTAGTTCCGGAGTTTCTCTGATTAAAATGTATGTTCCTATTGCTATCATTATTCCCTGATGTTACTAATTACCGCAGCAGTCGACATTATCGTCCCTGCCACACTCACTGCATTCTTTAATGCGTTTCTAGTTACTTTCGTTGCGTCAATAACACCCATTTCTTCCATCATACCAAACTCCCTAGTCTTAGCGTTGTATCCAAAGCCGTTTGTTTTAGCGTCCGCTATCGTTGGAACAATCTTAGTTACATCAACTCCAGTATTTCTTACGATAGTTAAGAATGGTGCTTGAAGTGCTTCATTCAGTATGTCAAAAGCTGCCATTTTATTTACGTCATTAGAATCGCACGTAATCGCTTTCAGTGAGTTAATAAGTGCAATACCACCTCCAGGAGAAATACCAAATTCAATCGCTGACTTAACAGCAAAAACAGCATCCTCAATTCTATCTAGAAGTTCCTTTTGTTCAACTTGTGAGTTAGCCCCGACGAAAATAACTCCAACCCCCCCTGAGATATTAGCAATACGTTCATTTAGATTTTTCTTATCGATGTAAGAATTTGTATGTTTAAGCATTTCTTTTAAATCAGAAACATGTTGTGGTATTCTGTCTACGAATGGAACTAACTCATCATATTCATTTCCGTCTGCGTCTTCTTTAATTATTACTTGGTCACTCGTATCTCTAACTATAACTGTATAATCCTTCCCTACAACAATCTTTTTAGCTAATCCTAAATCAGCAATCGAAAGTCCTTGCAAATTATCTCCAGTCTTTTCATTAACAAATGTAGCGTTTAATGCAATACCTAAGTCGTTCATTAAGTCATCCTTAGCATATCCAAATCCAGGAGGTATAATAACGCAAGCTTTCAGCCCGTTCTCGCGAATGTTCTTGTTTAAGGTAAATAATGCTTCAGGACTAAGTGTTCCGATAATCAATATAGACCCGTTTTCACTCATTATATGTTGCAACATTGGCACAAGAACGCTAATATCTTTAATTTCTGTGTCAGTAACTAGTATATAGGAATTTTCAAGGATACACTCTTGAGTCTTCTGATTATTGACCATAACGTTGCTCACCCAACCTCTTTCAACTTTGATTCCGTTAGTGATCTTTGTGTATGTTTCTGATGACGGACTGTCTTCGATAGTTACATGTTTTACTTTATCATAAACTCCAGCTACTAGTTTACCGATTTTTGTATCGTTATTTGATGCGATTATAGCTATATTTAAAGTTCTCTTTTTGGTGATTTTTAAAGATGTTCTTTCAAGTTCTGCTTCTAGTTCGAGTGTATATTCATTTATAAAACGAATAATTTCACTCATATTATATTTTAAATCTTCATACGATTCAGCAGCTTCTAGTAATGCCTGAACTAAACAAATTGTCGTTGTTGTACCATCACCTGATGCTGTTACTGAAGCTTCAGCAGCTGACTTTACCATTGTAGCTGCAAGATCCTCTACAGCGTCTAAAAGATTTACAGACCTTGCAATACTAATGCCATCTTTTGAAATTTTTAAACCTCCAACAATATTCGCATCTTCTATTAAAGTAGTCCTACCCATCGGTCCGAGTGAAGAACACACTACCTTTGCTATTTTATCAATTCCACTCTTTAATTTTTTTCTTGCTTCATCGTCAAAAACGATGTTTTTTGGGATTCTTCCTGCCATTCTTATTGATTTAATTAAATTTTATACAAATATAGTAATTATTTATATGTATTTAAGTAGTTTTTGACGCTATTTCAGTTAATAAAGCTTTTTGATAAGCTTTATGTGCATCTTATTTACTTTCGTTAATCCATAACTCAATTACATGAATCGACTTCTTAAGGTCTGATTCAAATTCTCCTTTCTTTTCGGATCTCTCCAACCTTTTAATCACATCAAAAAGATATGGATTCCACCCTCTTTCTTTCGCTATCTTGTAAAGAGACCCTTTGTCATTGTTGTAATGACTCGGTGTTTTATTAATTGGCTCTACAAAAGAATTGTCTATTTTACCTAGTTTTTCTTTAACCATTTCTTTCGGATAAGAAAGTAAAATACCTCCAGGAAATTCAATTATGTATGTACCTATTGTGTAAATGTAATTTATTATCATCCCTACTTGACCGACCATTTCTTCATGCAATCTAACGTAAGGGATTAATTCATTTCCTACAAATTTAAATCCTTGAATTTTTTGCCTATTAAGTCTTCTGTCATAATTTAATTACATTTTTAATTTTTACTCGTTTCTGTTTTATTTTGTTTGGGCGACGATTTCGCTTCGTCTTCTTAAAGTTATTCTTATTGATCCTACTCGACTGTTCTTTCTGGAATACTAAATTCTGTTCGTGAACTCCTACTGAAGTCGAACACGAAGTTAGTAAAACCGTCAGAAATACAATTAGTCGCATATCACCAGGTATGGAACTCCGTCAAGAGTTTTTACAGTTCCGCTTAAAGCAAGCTCGTTTATCTGCTCGACAGTCGTTCCGTTCTGCTGCATTAAGTTAATCGTGCACTCCATGTAGATTAGTTTCATTTTATTGAATTTTGCGAAATATTATTCGTATTACGCTGATTATTAAGTTTGTCAATTTCTCTAATTAAATCTGCAATCTGTCGGCACTTATGCTTTATAGCGTCAGTCTCGTCAACAACTTTACATTGAAGTCCAGCATGACTCATATGGATCTCTGAATACAGTAAGTTCTCAGACTGGATCTCTATCTCCATGAATCCGTTCTTCAGTAGTTTCCCCCAGTAAGGGTGTTTTATTGTGTATGTGTCCATTATAAATTCATTTAACATATTTATAATTCAGTAGCTTCTTTGATTAATTTTTCTGCTTCATATATTAATTCGGTAATTTGAAGTTTATCATTAGGGGCTGTGAAACATAATTTTAACAACATTTCAAACATTTCAGGTCCTTTAGAAATTAGTAAAGCATTTGCTTTAGCTTGTTCGT